CACATGAATTTCTTGAAGTACCTAATGAGAAACTTAATGGACTACCACCGTGTCCCTACGCAAAACAGGCGTGGCTAGACAACAAAGTTGTATTCAGTATAAATACAGGGCTTGATGGACTAGCTAAAGATGTTGCAGATTTTTATGAACACGATTATGATATAGTTGTGTGGGCAAATGAAGAGATGCCCGACGTAGAATACCTAGATGGTTGGTGTGATGGCGTAAACGAAGCCCTATCAATTGCGGGTAAAGATATGCACCTAATGGTGTTTCATCCAGACTACGATGCTGAAAAAGCAGGTTTGGATTTTTTGATTGACGACAATGTAGTAGACTCTAGCCTTGACTATTGCATGGTATTTGTACAAAGGCTATCTACCCTAGACGACGCAGCACTGAGTCTGGAGAAATCTGGGTATTATAAACACTTCCCTACGGATGTGTATGAATCACTAGTAATAGAGAGAAGGAAATTACGTGATGAAGGGCAAAACTAAAATGGCCAAGAAAATGATGCGTGGCGGCGTGGCTAAAAAGAAAATGGCTGGCGGCGGCATGGCTAAAATGGCAAAGAAGATGATGCGCGGTGGCGTAGCTAAAAAGATGATGCGTGGTGGTACGGTAAAAAAGAAATGAGGAAAAAACTTGTTTATTATTTTGCAGTGGCATTACTTAATATTGGTAAGCCTTTTACCTATATAGGTAACTGGTTTTGGAAAAAACATAGAGATTTACTAGATTGGATTAAGTAATGCCACCACGTAACCACAAAGATTGGACTAAAACACCTAAAGTAGAACACATTAGTTCTTCAATATACTCCAGTCACGACATCTACAAGCAGGAACAAGAAAACATTTTCTCTAAGGTGTGGGTTCCCTGCTTTCATAAAAGCGAACTTCCTAATGCCGGCAACTTCAGAACCGGTCAAATAGCAGGGCAGAATATCCTTGCTTATAATACCGGAACGGAAATTAAAGCTTATCGTAACTACACCGTAATGGAACCCTCTGGTACCTTTGCAGCTCCTGTAGTTACATCTGAGCCTAAATTGTATTGCGAGGTGAAGCATGGTGGTATGATTTGGATTACTTTAGACCCCAACCCTACCATGTCAGTGGAGGAATGGACCTGCGGTGCATTCGACTGTATTGCTGATGCCATAGACACTGAAGAGATGGAAGTCTTTCACTACCACAAAGCCGTAATAAATACTAACTACAAGCTGTGGCATGATACCAACAGCGAGTTCTACCACGATTTCATGCATTATTTTAATCGTGTGTCAGGATTTAATGACGAGTATTTCGCTAGAAAGAATATTCCTTTCGATAATGGTCACGTTAACGTCAGTAGCTTCACTGTTAACTATGAAGAGTATGACGGGTTCGAAGATAGGGGGGAGTTATCTTTTCCCAATCTGCCACCAAACCAGTGGTACATGGTGGACTTATTCCCCGGCTATAACTTTAATTTACGTGGTAGTGCCTATCGTAGTGACAGTGTAACACCACTAGGGCCAAACAAAGTACTGATTGAGTTCCGTGGATACGGCTTAATGAAAGACACCCCAGAAGAAAGACATACACGTATTAAGCACCATAACTCTATCTGGGGACCGTTCGGTAGGAACTTACACGAAGATTTGATTGGCGTGGCTGGCCAAGGTACAACAATGCGTGAAGGTACAGAACCTCGTAACATCCTACACGGAAGACACGAGAATGGTACAATACACGATGAAGTAGGTATGCGTCACTATTACGCTGAGTGGAGCAAGTGGATGGGTGTAGAAGCGAGTAGCCCATGTCAATTGGCGGCGTAGTAATGTTCTGTGTCGCTGTTGCGAACTCTTCGGAGGTAAGCGTAGTTGTACACGATACCCATAAATGGCTATCCCTTTGTCACGTAGCTGTAACAGAACATGGGTTTGATAATCCTGATGCAAATTGTTTTTGCGTTAAAATGGGTAAAGAAATAAAATGATTGCCGAAACCCTAGCAGGAATAGCATTGGTAAAAAGTGCTGTGGACGGCATTAAATCTGCAATTGGCACTGCTAATGATATTGGTGATATCGCTGGTCATATAGATAACCTATTTGCTGGTGAAAAACAAGTACAACAAGAGCGCGCTAAAAAAGCTGGTGTAGGTATAACAGACCAGTTTGGCGTAAACACTGTAGCACGTGATGTTATTGATTCTAAGCTTGCAGCAGAGAAGCTTCAAGAAGTGGCCACTATGGTAGACATGAGATTTGGTCATGGCACATGGAAAGGCATTCTAGCTGAAAGGCAGAAACGTATACAAGAAGCTAGAGAAGCTGCATTAAAAGCCAGACGAGAAGCCCAACGAGCACACGACGAAATGATGGAAAATGTAAGGACGACTGCTATAGTCAGTGCCGTAATTGGCGCCGCCATAGGTATTCTATTTTTAGCAATTGCTATTTTACCTAAGTAACTTAACAGAGAGCAACGGATGACCAAGCGTAATTACAGAGCTGAGTATGATAAATACCATGCAAAACCAAAACAGAAGAAACGACGCGCATCTCGTAATGCGGCTAGAGCCATTATGGCTAAAAAAGGCAAAGTTACTAAGGGTGACGGAAAAGATGTACACCATAGTACCGGCAACCCTATGAATAACAAAAGACTGGCTGTTAAATCTCGTAGCGCAAACCGCTCTTTTGCGCGAACTAAATCAGGAAAAAAGGTGAACCCCCGTGCCTAAACAACTCACAGAATTGCAAAATAACTTTCTAGATGCCCTATTTGGCGAAGCTAAGGGTAGCTATGCAAAAGCTATGCGTTTAGCAGGGTACTCGACAAGTACTAATCCTTATGCTATAATACAATCATTACGTACAGAAATTATAGAACGTGCTGAATTAGAGATGGCAGCTAACGCGCCTAAAGCCGTTTTATCAATGATTGGTGTCATTGATGACCCTTCAGCCGTAGGTAATAGAGAAAGACTCGCCGCTTCACAACAGGTATTGGATAGGGTTGGCCTTTCTAAAGTAGAAAAACTAAACGTTTCTTCAGATAAACCAATTGGGGTATTTATTTTACCAGCAAAAGATGATGACACTAGCTCAGAAATTGAATCCGACTGAACGATACGAAAGAACTAATGGCCCCAGAGTACCTTGGGGATACAAAAGGTCAAAGCATGACCCCCAGCTCCTAGAGCCCGTTAATGAGCAACTGGAGGCGCTGGAGCAGGGTCTAGACTACTTGAAGGCATCCTCCTACCCCGAAGTAGCAAGATGGCTTACAGAGTACACAGGGCGCTCTATAACCCCTATGGGTCTGTGGAAACGTGTAAAGACAGACAAATCAGACAGACGGAAGTATGCTGAACAAAAACGCCGTACCGCCAAGGCCCAAAACGAAGGTAACGTCAACACCTCAAACTAAAGAGGAAAAGGAACAGGCTCGCCTAGCTAAACAAAAGCGTTCTGCACGTATGCAGCTTAACATGGCGCAGAAGAAAATACAGAAGCTTGAGCGACTTGAAAACCCCGAACCCGAAATGCAAATTATGGGAACTGGTGGATTCCAAGTTGAAGAAACTGAAGATAAGATTTTATTTGAGCCAAACCCTGGCCCACAAACTGATTTCCTTGCTGCTCCTGAGCGCGAAGTACTTTATGGGGGCGCCGCTGGGGGCGGCAAGTCGTACGCTTTAATTATTGACCCGTTGCGTTATTGCAACAACAAGAACTTTAATGCGCTAATTCTACGTAGAACAAATGATGAATTGCGCGAGTTGATACATAAAAGTCAAGAGATGTACCCGAACGCTTATCCGGGTGCAAAATGGATGGAAAAGAAAAGCCAATGGGTTTTTCCTTCCGGTGCCAGAATATGGATGACTTACCTAGAACAAGATAAAGACGTTTTACGTTACCAAGGTCAGGCGTTTACATATATTGGCATAGATGAGCTAACACAGTATGCTACACCTTATGCTTGGGATTATCTACGCTCGCGTCTTAGAACAGCAGACCCTTCGCTCCCAGTCTTTATGCGAGCGACAACGAACCCTGGTGGACCGGGACATGCTTGGGTTAAGAAAATGTTCATCGACCCGACGAGTCCGGGAAGACCCTTTTGGGCGACTGATATTACCACCGGAGAAAAGCTCGTCTACCCAAGTGCGCATGCTAAAGCCGGTCAACCACTTTTTAACAGGCGTTTTGTGCCTGCTAGGTTGCTGGACAACCCGTATCTTTATGAAGCAGGCGACTACGAAGCAATGCTACTTTCGTTGCCTGAAGTACAACGTAAACAATTATTAGAAGGGTCTTGGGACATTGCTGAAGGCGCGGCGTTTTCGGAATTTGATAGGCGGGTACACGTTATTGACCCATTTGAAATACCGAACTCATGGAGAAAGTTCAGGGCTTGCGATTATGGTTACGCTTCTGCTTCTGGCGTTCTTTGGTTTACTGTAGACCCGACTAATGAAACTTTAATTCTATACCGTGAACTATATGTAAGTAAAGTACCGGCTAAAGAACTGGCACATATGGTTTTAGAAGCTGAAGCAGGGGAATCAATACATTACGGTGTACTCGATTCATCACTATGGCACAAGCGTGGAGACACAGGGCCATCCCTTGCAGAACAAATGATTGTTGAAGGGTGTAGGTGGCGCCCATCTGATAGA